TCGCGAACCCCCCGATGAGGTGGAACAGTCCGAAACCATACGCTCCGAAACCCGGTATGTATTGGTAGTGAACGAAATGCTGTCGTTTAAGTCTAAGCTCGTCATCTTCTTCCCAGTTGCGGCGAATTGCCAAAACCTCGCCCGTACCCTTGATTAGGGTAACTACGTAGGGCAGCATGATCCCGGTCTCTTCGCCGTCCTTGTCAACATCCTCAAAACCCTTCAGATCCAGATCTGCGTGGATTTCGTACAAGGTGAAGCGGTCATCGTTTAAATCACTGAACCCGGTCTCTTTGTCCTTGGCCTTCTCAATGTCGGTAGTTTCTTTGGTCGGGTCGCCAATGTCGCATTCCCGGTAAAACCCAGCGGCCTGCAGCTTCAGTATCTCGTTCTTGGTCTTGTGCATCACGTGCGTGACGCGGTAGCAAGACTGGATGTCGGACGCGCCGTAGGGCAGCAGGATGTCTTCTGCGGGGATAAATATGGAGACTTGCCGGCCAAGGCTGGGGTCGTAGTAGACCTTCTTAAACGCGGAACCTGTGGCCGGCAGGCTCCACAGCATCCGCTCGTGCTCGGCCCGGAACTCCACCATCTTCTCGGTCAACTGCCAGTTCATGTCTGCCTGAACCCTGACCGCGGACTCTTTCTTCTCTTTGGTCTCCTTACCAATAATCTTGGTCTTCACCGGGCCGGCGGCAGGGAATGTCTCGGTGATTGTTTCGCTTTGGAAGCGAACAACTGCCTCTGTGATCATCGGGTGGAACACACCACAAGCGCCGTTCCACGGTTCTGTGCGCTCTTCGTACTGCAGGCCCAGCAGTTTCAGGCCCTCGGTGTAGGCTTTCTCCCAGTCCTTGCGTCCGGTTTTGTCGTTGTCAATCTCCGAAGTCAGGTCAGACCCGAGGGTCTGCATGGCGCTGCTGGTCATCTCTTCGGCCAGATTGGCAGAAAAATCCTCATCGCTCATTGCATCGGGATCGATCTCAATCTCCATGCCATCTATACCAATCTTGACCGACTCGGGGTCGACAATCTCTATTTCAATTGCTTCATCACCTGCGGCCCCCATGTCTTCCAAACCCATAGGGGCCTGATAGAGGGACTTATCAAAACTAGATGTAGCCATGTCAGTAGTGCTTTCTTAATAGTATGCGGCCTGTCGGCTCCGCTTGAATATCTTAGGTTCATCTTGTCGATCTGATTTCAACGAAATAAACCCGCCGCGCCTGTAACGGCTCAAGGCCATCGTCACGCAGTCAACGTAGTCGTCGTGCTCTCCATTGGGGAATTCTGCGCATTCGTTGATGACCTCATACGCCCAACGGAAGTCTGGAGCCCATACGATACCATCAAAAAGTAGTGGGGACACAGAGTTAACCCGAGACCGTTTATCGTTTGATACCCCTGCGGCTCCCCGCGACGGGCTATATTCCTCAACAACAATGTCCATCTGCCGCAGTTCTTGTATGAGCGGAGCGCCAGCAGCTTTCTTCTCAACGAGCAAACACTCCGGCTCCCACTCCTTGTACTGCTCTAATACTATCTCTTTAAGCTGCGGGAACTCCCAGCGGGCTTTGATAGCGTTGAGCAGCATTAACTCGTGCCGGTGGCTTTCTTCGTTGTACCAGACGCCCCACGTTGTGCAGGCGCTGTAGTCGTTATTATTCTTGGTCTCGTGCGCAGTGTCCCAGACCTGAATGACAAACTCCATATCCGGCGGGTCTTCTTTCTCCCAAAGCTTCCACCAGTCTCGTTTCAACAGCGCCCCCTCCTCGCTGGTGGGCTCCTGCATGTACTGCGCCGTCCAGTACTGGGGCTGCATGCCGGCCTTCTTAGCCAGAAGCTGCTCCACAGGCCACTGCCCGGGCCACAGGCTCTTGCCTGACGGCAGTATGGCCGGGAACCTTATCTCGTGCCACGGCAGCGCTGTGGGGTTGTGCTCCGCCCACGCCAGCGCCCGCCCAATGGGATCCTTCTTACCCCAGCGCGTACCAATCATCACAATCCGACCACCGGGCATCAAGCGCTGCATGGGGCCGACCTGCATGTACGTCCACGCCGTATCAAAGGCTGCATCCGGGTTTGCCAGCACCGCCTGCTCGGACACCAAGTCGTCAGCAATCAGTAAGTGAGCGCCGTGGCCGGCCACGTTCGCCCCGATACCAATGGCTAGGTATTTACCCCCGGAGGTCGTCGCCCAGTTGTCCGACGCAGACTTGTCCTTTGAGACGATGGTATGAGGAAAGATACCGCGGTACTTGTCCGTATCGATCAGATTGCGCACCTTACGGCCAAAGTCTGCAGACAGCGTCGATGTGTGCGTTGCCATCATGATGTGATGGTGCGGGTGGTGCCCCAGATACCACGCAATGAACAAGTAGGCAATGGTTTCTGACTTCCCAAAGCGTGGGGGCATACTGACCGTCAGGCGCAACTCGTCGCCATTCTTGACGTTGTGCAGCGGGCCTTTCATATACCGATGGTGCGGGCCCTCCTTCCAATCCGGGTACATATAAGCGCAGAACTTCAGGAAATCGTCCCGGCACGCCTGCAGACCCTTCTTAGTATCTAGCGTCTCTAACTCATCCAAGAGGGCGAGTTTCTCTGTCGCCGGCATATTCGGCAAGTCCGCAAGCAAGCGGGTAACAGCGTCTGGCGTCAGTTCGTCAAGCATTCCTGCGCTCGGCTACTATGCCGATCTCGGCATCCAGCGTCATACCTTCGCCCTCGTTGCCGGCCTCTGGGATGGCAAATGGCGCGGGTTCTGACACAGGCGTCACATCTGTGACCGTCGCCCCGTCTATTGGTGTCAGGAACTTGGCGAGCCTGTCGCGCAAGCGCTTCTCGATCTCTTCCTCGCTGGCGTCTTTTTTAATAACCTCGACGCGCTCGGTGAAAAGTGCCACTTCCGTAACATTCCCAAGCATCTGCAGCGCCTTGAGCCGGATGCGTGCGTCGGGGTGTTTGGTTTCCTCAAGTATCTTGGAGACGGTATAGCCGCGGAGTTCCTTGGCCTGATGAATGAACTCCCAATCGTAGGCGGTCAACATCCCCGACAAATGCTGCACTGCAGCAGGCGTCTTAATAACTGCTAGTGCGGTCCGCTGCTTGGTGTTGTCAACATCAAAGTTCAGGGAGGTGAAGGCTTCCCGCGCAGCGTTCTGCTGGCTCTTGGTGTCGAGGTCAGTGTCGGAGGGAACGCCTAAATCTTTCAGCCACCGATCCGTTGCGACCTGAGCGTCAAGGATATCTACGGGCGCGGCTTTCTCAAAGGGGATGAAATCCCCTACCCCTGCCGGGTTAGGCGTGAAATTTACAAGATTATCAAACATGACCCTCCGCGTAAACAACAGTTTGTGTCGCTTCGAACTGATAGTGTACACTCAAATCGGTATTTGTTTCTCCTGTAAGCGCATGGTGCGCTTTTGGCCCACTTCGGTGGGCTTTTTTTTGCTAAAAATTTTTATAGGGGGTGGGGGGTCTGCGTTTTAAATTGGGGTGGGGGGTGTTTGCAGCGGGGGAGTCTAAGTACAACACGGCGAAGTCCAAGTTTTTACAAAATGGAGAGTGTTTGGCTGGAACAGTGTTATTGCAACGCAGCCACAGCTTCACCATAAAGGGGTGATAGGGGTACGGTGGGGTCTACAGGATGCCGAAAAGACCGTGGAAAAGCCCTATATGCTACAATGCAGTCACTCAATAGGCATTCGGCCTGTTGGGATCAACCCGGGGGAACAGTTCCCCCAAGTTTCTGGAGTTTCATCATGACATTCATCACTATCAATGCTAAAGCATTCAAGGCCTTCTCCATCGTTGCCAAACAGGTCGAAGACAAGAACCTTGAGTGGCAACTCACGCTGGCCGCGGCCGGCATTCTCCCGGGCGACTATCGTCCGTTCGCTGTGGCATACGTGTCAGAGACATCGGGCACGGTAAACCCGAAAACAGGAGTTCGCGAGAACGTCGTTAAGCCTTACATGGGCCAACGTGGTCTGACCTTCACCAAAGACAGCACGGAAGACAGCCGAGTCAAGTACATTGTCGACACATTGACCGGCGCTGCACAAGCGAGGGCAGCTGCCCGTAGTTTGTCCGCCGTGTCCGATCTGGACAAGGCCTTGAAAGCATTCGGCAAGCTGTCGGCGGCTGACAAGAAAGCCTTCATGGCGAAAGCCAAGTGAGATCGACTCGGGAGAACGGTTCTCCCGAGTTTCACAGTGAATTCCCCATGCAATCCTGTGCGTGGGGGTCTCGGCACGGTTTCAGCCTGAAGCGCAGCATGATTCTTGACCATATGGTCAGGGCTTATCGCTGGGCTTTGGAGTGCAACCGCACTACTTGGGGGAACGGTTCCCCCGAGTTTTTATTGGAGAGCATCATGAAAGAGCAAATCAAGGGTATCGGCTACGACGGCAAGGTCTGGCTGCTGATCGACTCGGTAACGCAGATCAGCGTCAAGGTGGGCGACATCCGCGAGGACTTCCGAGGCGAGCGTGCCAAGATGCACGACGGCACAGCCCCGCACAAGCCCAGCAGCACGGGCCGCGTTCAGTCGTCCAAGGGCGAGTACTCCCCCAGCGTCTACGGATGCAAATGGATTAAGGTCTAGCCAGCCTGTAGGCCCGTGACAGGGGCCTATGGCGTGGACGACCAGTGTATTTTGTGACTGAGCAGTCTATATTATGGACGTACCGTCTATTTTGTGACTCAAAAATTCTACCCATCGGCTTGGCATCCTGTGCGTAGGTAGCGGTCAGCCAAAAAACCCTTATGAATCAACAACATTTTTGCTCTACTACTACTACTTATCTATATAAGATTTATATATATAGGGAGAAATTCTTTTGTCTTTTTTCTCGGGAGAACGGTTCCCCCCAGTTTCTTGTTGCTGAAGAAAAGAAAAAAACAAAAAGTTTGGTAAGTGATGATAGTTGAAAAATCGGTGGACATTGGCGCCACTATTAGCTAAGTCGTTGATTTATAAGGCCGGCGCACCGGCACTCACCCCTGTCAAGCACTATCACCTCCCCGGACAGCCGAAAGCTGTTGTGTTATGATTACTTCTTTTTTCATAGGACACTCATCATGGACGCCCCTTACATCGACTATCACGAGACCTTTCCCACACGCTGGGAGATCACTGCCGCCTACGCCATCTGTTGCGCCAAGTGCCACGAGACCAAACTTGCCAAGCACTTCAGACGCAAGCTGACAAGGGCGCAGGCAGTAGCGAGAGGGCATGCGCTGGGCATGCGTAATCAGGATGCTCAGCCTCGATACCTGAAAGGGGAGCGCATAGCCACCGTCGAGTCGAAGTTCTGCACCAAGTGCCAGCCCGGGCACTACAAGCCCAACGACATGACGGTGAAGGAGATGTACCTAGCCGCCTACGACGGCAAGGTCTCACTGGCCCGAGTCAACATCGACGCTGAGAGGAAGCAGGCCAAGGCCGGCAAAGCCAAGAGGCGGGCAGTCAGCGAACGCTGGGCGATGTGGCATGCCGCACCTTGGGTGCATGTGCGAGAGCGGTTGAAGGCCGAACTGTTGATCACGACAAGACGCATCAGCTACTACAACAAAAAGAAAGCACCTGCTGTGCTGCTGGACGCGTTGACCGCACTGCAGGACGCCATGTCAATACTGCGGGCACGGTGCACGCTCAACACAAGGATACAGGTGCCGCTTGACCCGACCACAACGTGGGAGGACTTGATCGGAGCGCCTGTTATGCGTCAACTGTGCGCAATATGGGACGCAGTGCCTGTTGAGTTGATCTGGCGGGCTAACCGCACGCCACTGCTGCTCAACAAGGCGCAGCCCCTCGTGCTCGAGGGTTATGTAGCGCCGAACCAAGGCAGCATCGACAGGCTGAACATAGTCAAAGGCCGCAAGTTCATACGCGAACTGTGCGAAAAGAAATAACTCGGGGGAACTGTTCTCCCGAGAAACCGTGGGGGCTGCGGCCCAGCCCCGTGTAAACCTAGGAGTTTTTCATCATGTCAACATTCACCAAGCAAGCCGCTCAGGCAGCACGCAACCTCCGCGCTGAGATCAAGCGCATGACAGCCAAGGCATCGCTGATCAAGCACCCGGCAGTCAAGGCGGCGTTCGAGTCTTTCCCCCTGAGCATGCGCCGGCAGGTCAGCCTGTCGATAGCTGCGTACAGCAGCACGGTCTACATCAGCACCACGATGCGCGGTCTGGACTCGTTCAAAGATGCGAAGCTGACCCGCCTGCTCGAGAAGTTCCTCGACTGGGAGACGCAAGTCAACGACTACACCGGGAGCGACACGCCCAACAAGGACTTCGCGTTCACCAA